ACAATGGGTGTCATCAAGCATTCCATCAGGATCAGGCGTCTTTGCGATAGGCGCTTTTGGCTTGATTCCAAGGATGGATGCGAGGTCTTGCTCTTGGTCTTGCGACAATATCTTGTCGATCTTGCGGGCATTCAGCATGACGGGAAATTTATCCCCGTTACTCCAGAGCACGGCTTGGTTCGACAATACGCCCAAACCAAAAATTCCGTACGGCAGTAAAAGGATGGACAAGCAAGATGCACGCATGAACTTCAAGAATTTTTTCATATAACCCCTTTCGTCCAGAGCATCCTTTTCTATCCCGAGCCTGCCGCAGCAGCCCTCTGTTCTCGGTAATCTACTATTTTCGCCCGCTTGTGATTGTTGCACCCATCTCTTCCTTGACATAGCGGTTGTATATTACTGATATCGTTTGAACCACCTTTTGATATGGGGATCACATGATCAGGCACTAGCTGCAACCCCATTAAGGCTAATTTAACTTCATCTCTACCACAACACAAACACTTATCACCAAGAGCCTTAAATTGTTCAGTCGTGAAAGAACCGCCCGCTCCTTTTATACGAGCCCGTCGAAGACGACGATAGTCTTTGACTTGGGCGGGATGTTCCTGTTTCCACCGTAGGAGAAGTGCACGAACTTTCTCGGGATTTTTCTTTTTCCAAGCACGAGAATAAGCATTAAGGTGGTCTAAATTATTCTTATTCCACTTCTTGTTGTAGCCTCGTACTTTGTCAGGGTTTGCTTTTCTATACGCTTTATTACTCTCCCGTACCTTACTAGAGTTTTCTTTTTTCCAATCCCTAACCGTAGCCCGTGCCCTATCTGGATTCGCCAACCTCCAAGCACGAGAATAAAGCATACTCTTCATTGCTGGAGTCATTACATTTATGAGAATCATGTGTTCCTTTCTGACTAAAGGTGGGAGAGTGAGTCAGCACTCTCCCTTCGTAGGTTATAAAGCTACGAATTATTCAACAGTTGGTTCTTGACCTGCAAGTCCTCCTGTAGAGGGGACACCCTCCACAGTTTCGCTTAAGCCGCTGGCCTTAGCTGAGGCAATCACAAGATCACGTTTGATGCGGTTGTTACTCGACTGATCCTCCAACTCTTGGCGTTGAGCAAACTTATCGTTGTTCGCTTGCTGTTGAGATTGATTCCTCATCTGTGCAAGTGCCGCCGGAGAATTCGCATCTCTCTTAGCTTTCTTATCCGGAGGCATGGGCTTAACGATATCATTACCGTTTTTCCATTCGGAAGCCTGCATCCACATCTTGAAGACTTCGTTGTAATCAACATACAAGTCCATCTCGCCCAATGCTTGGGTCAACTGCGGGTTGTCGAGGAATTGAGTGAGCATTACCATGCTTTGGCTCATTGTCCTCTTTGCAGCCATGGATGCGCCCGCAAGGACTTCAAAGTCAATCTGGGAATCCCAATATCTTTGCATATCGAGATTTTTGGTCAAAGCCATACCGAGCACATCACCCAGAATATGGATGATAGCGGCATCGGACATCTTCTTGAACACGATCTCATCTACAATGTACAGGAACGGTTTGAATACTTGTTCGATGAAATTGTCGAGAGGTCCGTCTAACCTTGTCGCACTCGCTGATGCCTGAATTGCGGCACCGCCCGAGGTACGACCCATACTGGACCGTGGTCCTGCGGAACTACCCTGAACTAACTGCTGGTCTGCGCCGGACGATGACTCTGTCGCTTGCTCAGACTCACGCAATGCATTCCAGATGTCACCCGGAATCTTCGGGGTTTCCATCAGAGAAAATGCTTTACTTACGTCGTCGCCATCGACCGTCATTATCTTTCCGACGTTCGTCTTGACCATCTGGGTGAGGTTGTTTCCGTCTCTACGTTTGAGGTATATCGGGTTGACACCATACGACAAGATTTTAAGAATTGCGTTGATCGTTCCTTGATCGACACGTTGGTTCTGGCCGACGATGAGACCTAATCCCATGCCGAAGAAAGCCTTTGGTCGATTCCACCAGTTAGAGGAAAGGAACGGGATGCGTTTGAATTCGTTGTCACCTGTATAGATGACTTTCTTGCCGTCGAGAACGATGATCTTCCGTTTGGCGTCCCAGTATTCCAGCACTTCTAATTTCGTGCGGAGCGGGTCTACAGCGTTCTGTACGTTTACATCCTGAGCATGATGAACTGCGCCCTTCATGTAAAGCGTTTGCTCAGTCTGTAAATTGCTCGCTGGGGCCGGGGGCTGAATCCAAGCCTCTTTCATCTTCTCGGGGAAAGACCATCCGTCCATGACAGACTTGTCTTCCTTGGCTTCTAACTCTAGCGCCTGTTGGAGATCATACATCTCGTAGAAATCCATATAGCGAACGTCAACGACATTCTTCGCTTCACGGATATCGGGGACATCCAACTTCGGATCGACGAGGACTTTATCTAGAGGTCGATGCTCGAAGAACGGCATCGGAACGACCTTAGTGACAGTCGTAATCGTAGGCGGCTCGTCTAGCGGGATACTGATCGTCTGTGGCTGTTGATCCGGGCCGACGGTTTCTTTCAGAACTGCGGCTTTACGCTTGGACGTTTCAATCGTAACCCAATCGTAGCCCCACTTCCAGATTCCCGTGCCAAGGTGAGCCATCGTTTCAAGACCCCACTTTGTTTCGGTCTTGAACTTGCTTTTGTCGAGGATGTACGACATTAACGCCGTCTTTGCGTCCACGACATTCTGGTGTTCACCCGGACGGGGTCTCAGAATCATTGGCGGATCATCGTAAAACAGACCCTTGTATAGCTGAGGGACTACGGAATTCACAATCTTTGCGACAGTGAACCGCTGGACGTTCGGCTCCAAAACATATGTATTATCATAAACTGTCATCGGACGGGGAGCTTGAAAAAGCAAATCCGCATCTCTCCATAACAAATTCCATTGTTTCTGTAGCAAAAAATCTCTAGCAGCCTGTGCAGTACCTACGACTAATGCCAAATCTGCGGAAAGTATCTCAGGCTTTGTACCTTTGATATCTCCCGCTGCATTAAAATTTTCTGCAACGAGTGGCTGATGCGGATTGCCATCAGATTCTATCATCGCCCCAGCGGTTAGTTCGGACATGACTCCCTCAATTTCTTTTCAGCCCACCACTGCTTCTTAATCGCCCGAATCTTTTCACAATGCTCTGGTGTGCGGGATTTCTTGCAACCTGTTTGCCCCAACTTCAAGGCAGCCCTATGCTCATCCGTAAAAACTCGGCCTTGCTGGGACGAACTCAACTTGTCCGCCCACGTAATGACTCGATCTTTCATCATCACGCTCATGTGATCTTTCTCTTCCTGAGTATGAGGGCGGTGTACTCCTAATTGTCCTCCACCACCTGCGGTGATGTTGTAGCCGATAGAATCATCCTGAGTCCCCAAAGTTCGAATGAAGAAAATCTCCAAAGCATCCATCTGGGGTTTATCACACGGGCGAACCAATGAATTGATCACAAACGCATCGGGTCCATACTTCCGAATCGCTCGATAAAGAATGGTTTTATTGCCCCGTCCCGCCAACGCTGCACGGATATTCTTGGCAAGATACGCTTGTAGATCATCGCCTGAATGCTGACCGACATAAATCTTGTCATTCACCATGTTTGTGATTGCGTAAACATGCATCCTAACTCCTAAACTCGTGCGGGCCAACGCCACGTGTATCCCGAAGGCGTCTCACTATAAGTTACCGAAGTCCGCCATTGATCATGCGGATCATCTGTGAATACTTTCAAGTTCACACAGGTATCAGTCCAGACTCGAACGATAACGGCGGGTAATTCTGTTGCTCCGTTCCTGCTGCGATGTTGTACCCGATCTCTTTATTTTGGGTCCGGCGTACTGGATTCCTCTCGCCTAGACTCATAGCTCCTCCATAATTAGTGATTAAGCTCATGTTACTGCTTTCTATGGGGTATTAACCACGTCGTGAAAGGCAATGTCGCCCTTCACTCAGCCCATTTATCTGAATGATTCTTCAGGTATAATTCCGCAGAAATAGCCCAAGGAGAGGGGCTACCATCCTCAAACGGAACGTAAAAAGATGCCGTAGGATTCTGAGTCGCCCAAGCCTCGAATTCTTTGTGATCAAAAGTTACCGTTGTAATTGTGCCTGTTGGACAATCAGGATTAGGCTCTGTCTTGACAGACCTAGGCTTTGGTGTACCCATCACTCCTCCTAGTAAATTCCAGCATCTTCGAACGGATCACAATATCCTGTGGACACCGATTGTTCAGACTTCACAGCCTCCTGTACAGACATTTCAGGATGGTCGAGTGCAGCATTCAACGCTCGCTGCTTGAACACCTTTGCGTAGGAACCTTTACCGTATAGATGATCGTACTGTTGCTGGGCTTGGCTGGATATCACAAAATCCGGCGAAGCCGCAGCCCGTTTTCCTTCCATATCCGCATATCCTGCGAATTGATCGACCAGAATCGAAAGTGCACTGACTATGTCATCATGCGTAGCCGCAGCAGTTCCAAAGTTTGACAACTCAGTATAGAGTTCTTCGAGTCCAACGCATTGATTGGCAAAGTAAAGCCTATCGTCGCCCAAGTATCTGAGCACTGGCTTCGCCTTCATATCCTTTGCGTTTTTCTTGTTGCCTTGCCCGAGTGGGACAAATTCAATCGGTACTCGTACACGAAGTTTGTCCATCTCCCGGTAAATCTCTTTGCCTAGCCACTTTACGCCGACCGAATCTTCGATACACATGCGTGAAGGTCTCCACTGGTTTGCGACAG